ATGAATAGTCGTTTTCTTGATATGCTTCGCCGTGCCTTACCCCTAGTGCCACTGACTCTCTGCGTGTCTGGTCAGACAAAGGCTGCACCCTCACCCTCTCTATGTGCTCCAGACGAACAGGTCGCCTTCAGCTGCCCCATCGCCAGAAGCCACAAGATCGTTTCGCTCTGCCTGGCTCCAGGTAAAACAACCCCTCCCGCTGCACGTTATGTTTTTGGAACCCCTTCGCACCCAGAACTGATCTATCCAGCCGAAGGGCGGGCACGTGCCAATTTTCAGACATCTCGTCTCGCATATGCTGGAGGTACAGGCGGCAACGCTTATTCCTTTGTAAAAGACAACACGAAATATATCCTGTTCCATATATCTGGTGCCGGTCTACAAAACGCTGGAGTGATAGTAAAACTTGTCAACCAGATAGATGCTTCTGCTGAGTTGGACTGCCGACCCAGCACAGCGTCACATGCATTGAATGGACGCCTCCTCTTGGATATCACAAGAAGTTGGGGACCTGACCCAGAGCTAGATGGAAACGTACTTCCTGTAACAAAAAATACAAATATCCCTTTATAATTACAGGAATACCTGCGCCTTCCACAACTGCCCTGAGCCTAAGTCTTGAGGCTCAGGGCGGGTCTGTGATCTTGCGAGATTGGAGAGGGAAGAAATGTCAAAAGAAAATGCTGATCTTGTCCTGAAAGCGGCCATGGATTCAGGCATCACCAGTCGTAAAGAACTTGCCAATTTCATGGGCCAGGTGCAGGTCGAATCCGGAAATTTCCAGCATCTTGAGGAGAACCTGCACTATTCCCCAGAGAGGCTTCTGGAGCTATTTTCTGACAGAGGAGTGAAAACCCTAGGCCAGGCTCACGCAATCGTTGCAGGTGGTACTGAGTCTATAGGCAATGCTGTCTATGGTGGCGAGTGGGGACAACTAAACGGTAATCCTGAGCCAGGAGACGGCTATAAATATCATGGCCGCGGTTTCATTCAGTTAACTGGACGTGAAAATTATCGAGAGACAGGCCAGCGTCTAAATATGGATCTGGTCAATCACCCGGACGATGCCGCCAAACCAGAAATCGCCGCCAAAGTCGCAGTCGATTATTGGAGGGCCCGCGTAGTTTCCAAAGGGCAGCAGGAAGACATCACTCTGGCAACGAAAATTATCAACGGCGGATACAACAGTCTGTCAGAACGCATGAAGGCGGTGCATGAGTGGGAGGCACGCCTGGAGATGGGCTACAAGCCCGGGATGGCGGACCCGCTGGCCCCCACGCCAACATTGCGGCAGGGCTCTCATGGCAGCCAGGTCTCGCAGGTCCAGAACGAACTCAGGGACCTTGGTTACATGGACAAGAACAGCCGACCGCTTGCCGTTACCGGAAAATTCGACTCTTCGACAAAACAGGCGGTTGAAACGTTCCAGACGGCCAGCGGCCTGAAAGCCGACGGTATCATTGGCCCCGCAACCCGCCACAGGCTCGACGAAGCGCACCAGACCAGCCAGAGCACCAAGGCTGCGACCCCTGACAATGCGCCAGCCGAAGCCAAAAACCGTGCGTGCGCTCCTGAAGCAAAAACTTCCCAGGCGTCCGCATCGTCAAACGGTAAGCTAGACGAAGATTCGTACTTCAAGAATCTTCTCCGCAGAGGGCAGGAGATCAGGCAGACCAACATGCAGAGTCAGGGTGCCACTCAGACACCAGAAAAAACTAGAACAGCCGGCATACATGCCGGTCTGTAGATTCACACATTTCCCGCCCGAAACTGTTTGCCCAGAGAGACGCACATGACCATCTCACGGATCACATGTTCCCTCCAGAAGGCCGCACACCCCGATATCGAGGCGGTTTTTGGCCGGGAGGTTTCTCCATGTTGAGCCGTACACAGACCATCACCGTCTGGGGCACCACCCGGGTCCTGTCTCCCCATGACGGGCCGACAGAAAAACTGCAATCGAAACTTTTGATAATGGGAGTTTAGCATGAATAGTCGTTTTTTTGATATGCTTCGCCGTGCCCTACCCCTAGTGCCGCTGGCCCTCTGCGTATCTGGTCAGGCCAAGGCTGCACCCTCACCCTCTCTGTGTGCTCCAGACGAACAGGTCGCCTTCAGCTGCCCCATCGCCAGAAGCCACAAGATCGTTTCGCTCTGCCTGGCTCCGGGCAAGGCCACCCCTCCCGCTGCACGCTATGTTTTTGGAACCCCTTCGCACCCAGAACTGATCTATCCAGCCAAAGGGCGGGCACGTGCCAATTTTCGGACATCTCGTCTCTCATATGCTGGCGGTACAGGCGGCAACGCTTATTCCTTTGTAAAAGACAACACGAAATATATCCTGTTCAATATTTCGGGTGCCAGTTTAGAAAATTCTGGAGTGATAGTAAAACCTGTCAACCAGATAGATGCTTCTGCTGAATTTGACTGCAAACCCAGCACAGCATTCGATGCATTGAATGGACGCCTCCTCTTGGATATCACAAGAAGTTGGGGACCTGACCCAGAGCTAGATGGAAACGTACTTCCTCAAACAAAAGTACCTCCCAAAATAAAATAAGGTAATAAAATAGATCCATTTCAAATACGAAGATACCTGTGCTTTCCATAGCCACCCTGAGTCTTGCGTCTTGAGGTTCAGGGGGGCTGTGATCTTGCGAGATTGGGGGGAAGAAATGTCGAAAGAAAATGCCGATCTTGTCCTGAAAGCGGCCATGGATTCAGGCATCACCAGTCGTAAAGAACTTGCCAATTTCATGGGTCAGGTGCAGGTCGAATCTGGCAATTTCCAGCATCTTGAAGAGAACCTGCACTATTCTCCAGAGAGGCTTCTGGAAGTATTTCCAAACCGAGGAGTGAAAACCCTGGACCAGGCTCGTTCAATCGTCGCAGGCGGTCCTGAGTCTATAGGTAATACTGTCTATGGTGGCGAGTGGGGACAACTAAAGGGGGGCAACCCTGAGCCAGGAGACGGCTATAAATATCGTGGCCGCGGGTTCATTCAGTTAACTGGACATGAAAATTATCGAGAGACAGGCCAGCGTCTAAATATGGATCTGGTCAATCACCCGGACGACGCCGCCAAACCAGAAATCGCCGCCAGAGTCGCAGTCGATTTTTGGAGGACCCGCGTAGTTTCCAAAGGGCAGCAGGAAGACATCACTAGAGCAACGTACGGTATTAACGGCGGATACAACGGTCTGTCAGAACGCATAAAGGCGGTGCATGAGTGGGAGACACGCCTGGAGATGGGCTACAAACCCGGAATGGCTGATCCACTGGCCCCCACGCCAACATTGCGGCAGGGCTCTCATGGCAGCCAGGTCTCGCAGGTCCAGAATGAACTCAGGGACCTTGGTTACAGGGACAAGGACAGCCGACCGCTTGCCGTTACCGGAAAATTCGACTCTTCGACAAAACAGGCGGTTGAAACGTTCCAGACGGCCAGCGGCCTGAAAGCCGACGGTGTCATTGGTCTCGCCACCCGCCACAAGCTCGACGAAGCGCACCAAGCCATCCAAAATACCAAAGCCGCTACCCCTGACAATGCCTCAACCGAAGCCAAAAAACGTACGTTCGTTCCTGAAGCAAAAGCTTCCCAGGCATCCGCATCGTCGAACGGTAAGCCTGACGAAGATTCATACTTCAGGAACCTTGTCCGCCGAGAACAGGAGATCAGGCAGACCACCATGCAGAGTCAGGGTGCCACTCAGACACCGGAAAAAACCAGAACAACCGGCCTACATGCCGGTCTGTAGATTCACACATTCCCTGCCCGAAACCGTTTGCCCAGAGAGACGCACATGACCACCTCACGGGCGACTTACACTGTGCCCCGCCTGTGCGGGGATGATCTGGAGTTGTTTCAAGAAAAGGGGGCAGAAATGCCGCCCCCTAAACGTATGTAGTCAGGGAAAGCCCCATGACTGAAAACCGTTCTCCCTTATTGGGACGGATCAGGAGCCCCAACTTCCTCGCGCGTGCACGGGCTATCACGCTCCATGAGGCGAACCATCCCCTCGACAACCTTCTGGACTTTAACAAGCTTATGGGTAAGCCGCCCCTTGTCGTAAACCATCATGAGGTCGGTCAGCTCCTCACCACAGGAACTGTAAGGCCTGTTCCGAATAGCCCATGCCCCCCAGTGGGCATGATCAGCGGACAATCCCATTCTGCGAAGTTTAATTTCTGTTTCAACATCCACTTGACTACTGGGTGCCTCGATGCCTCTTTCATCAGGCTGATAGCCGTAGCTATGGTGACCACTTTTCTTTGTCCCGGCGATTGCCGCACCAGACAGCCCGATGATAGCGGCGGTGACGAGGATGAGGTGTTTCATGGTGTTGCTCCTAGCAAGGTCATCCATTTCCGATGGAATATTCATTTCTTTACATTTTGCCGTTCTAAAATAACGTAAAAATGAAAACCAAAATCTTCATCTTATTCGTTTTCAATAATACTATTTCATCGTTGAAATAACAGCTTGATATAATATCAATAATTGCACCTCTACATGCGCTTCATCGTCACTCCGGTCATACAATGAAGAAATTATCTCAGATGGGTCTTGTAGGCTTAAACGTGTTCCCCGCCTTAGCAGGTGACATTGTTATAATAAGCAAAAAAATTATTATTTCATAATAACCACAATTTGCGCATAGAATACTTATTAAGACAATGAAACTCGACAAAAATGAGGCTACTTATGAGAAAATCCTCCATCGTGAGGAAATAATCCTCTGGCTTGTCGTAGTACAAACAGTCTGCACAGTTGCCACAACGGTCAAAGACATGGGTTACTAGCTGGCCAGTCTAATTAAATCCCACTAACGGTATGAGGGGGAACCATCCCCCTCATATCACCACCACCATGAGGGAAGACAGTATGTAATGGCTTCTGGGATTGGTTGCCTTGATAGCTTTCGCCTACGGGCTGATAAGCCGCCGCCAATCTCATCACCCTGAACCGCACACAGGCGATTGAACGCACCCTGCAACGCTTTTCCGGCTGGGCCACGGCACAGAACCCTGGACGGGTGACGCCGGAGAAAGCACGGGAGATCAAGGCGGACATCGCCAAACCCGTACGGTCCCAGCCTTTCGAGAAGCGGCGGGTCATCATCGACCAGACAGCCAAGCTCAACTCGAACATCAATTACCTTGTGGCCTCGGACAACAAAGCCATCGCCGTAGTCTGGGACGCCAACGCCGGGCGGCCAAACTACAACCACCGCAAGGAACATCTGGCCCGGGATGGGAAAATCTACGTCCTTCGGGATGGCTGGGCCTACAAGCAGGGCCTCATCACCAAAGGGGCCGGGATTTACGAGGACATGGACAGCTTTGGAGAGCTGCCCTTCTGCTCCTGCCGGGGCCGCTACCTCTACCACCTCGACCAGCTGCCCGACAACATGCTGACAGAGAAAGCCCGCAAAGCGTTGGCCAAACCATAGGAAATCACCATGCCTTCCAGTGACGACCGCCCACGGGATGAATACGGGCGGTGGGTCAGCGAAGGCGGTGCCCAGCGCAAGAAATTGCAGGAGCGGCACGGCAAGCTGCTGGACCGACTGGAGAAGGAACATGCCAACCCGCCAGCTTATGGAGACAAGGCATGGAACATGCCTTCAACGGGGCATGATACGAGGAAAGAACCGCCCCTGAAACGCCCCGTCATCGTGGGAGAAATACCCCACCCTGAGGACCAGAGCGTTCAGGTGCCGGTGGGCTTCCATGAAGGAACGCAGGACACCCGCAAGAAGAACGGACGGGGTAGCGGCTATGGCCGCCGCCACATCGAATACAGGCACGGGAAGGAAATCAGGGACCTTGGATACAGGAACGCCCTGGAGTTCGTGGGACATGCCGTAGAGAACCATACGGATGACTTTCAGAGTCCCCGACATCCCACTAGGCAGCTTACGGCTGAAGACCCGCATGGGACGCCGTTACTGACAGCCCTGAACCTAGTCCCACATGGAGATCACTACTCCGTGCGGACGGCCTTTCCGACAAATAAAGGCTACATTGAAGGTTTGAGACAGCAGGCGGGGAGTTCGCGACCTTCCCCTAGTGGTCAACACGGCCATAACCACAAGTTAACAACCCAACGTCATTCCCTAAAGGCCGGGGAAGCGGGGCAAGGCGAAGATTCACCTGCTGCGCTAGATATGGAGCGCAAGGACGGCTTCCGTCAAGACGATTATGAGCCGGACGTCATCCCTCTCCTGCCGCCGGAGCATTTCCGCCACACGGTTCACGACCAGAAAGACGCTGCCATGCCTTCCAGTGACGACCGCCCACGGGATGAATACGGGCGGTGGGTCAGCGAAGGCGGTGCCCGGCGCAAGGAACTGCAGAAACGGCACGGCAAGCTGCTGGACCGACTGGAGAAGGCTGAAAACAACCGCCCCGCTTATGGCTCCAGAAGCTGGACTATGGGAGACACAGGGCATGATACTCGTGGCGAAGACGAAATACGCCGCCCCCTTGTCATCAAGGAGCTGCCTCACCCCAAAGATGCCGGTGTTGCCGTCCCGGCCCTTCTTGAGGAAGGGCGGCAAAACACAGAAAGGCCGGATGGGTCAGGCTATGGCCGCCGCCATATCGAGTACAGGCATGGCAAAGAAATCAGGGAGATGGGATTTCGCAATGCGCTTCATTTCATCTCGCACATCATGGAAAACTATGCTGATGACTTTGCAAGCGCACGACACGGCACACGCCAGATTGTTGGGGAATCCCCTAATGGAAGGCCGCTTCTATCCTCTCTCAGGCTGATTCCGAAAGGCAATTACTATTCAGTCAAGACAGCCTTCCCAACCAATGAAGGCTACATCAAAAACATGAAGAAACGGGCGGAGAACTCGCTAACTTCTCCCGACGACCGTCACGACCATGGTCGAAAGTTTCGTAACCAAAGCCACCCGGAACAGGCCGATGCCGAGTGCTGGATGAGCGAAGATTCACCCGCTTCGCCACCAAATATGGAGCGCAAGGACGGCTCCCGTCAAGACGATTATGAGCCGGACGTCATCCCTCTCCTGCCGCCGGAGCATTTCCGCAGCACGGATCACGAACAGAAAGACGCCGCCATGTCCTCCGTTACTGCTGCCGGTATTGTCTATACCGCCGCCGGGCGTGTGCTGCTGCTTAAGCGGGCTGATGGCACATGGGGCATTGTGGCGGGAAAGAGTGAAGGCAGCGAAACCCCGCCGGAAACCGCCGCCCGTGAGGCGATGGAGGAGATCAGCACCGCTCCGGAGGGCAAGACGCTCTGGTCTGTCCAGATGCCCCGCCATGATGGGCCGGGGGACTTCCGGGCCTATGCCATGCAGCTGGATGAGGAGTTCACGCCCCGCCTGAATGACGAGCATACGGGCTGGGGCTGGTTCGCAGGCAATAAACTGCCCTCCACCCTGTTCCCCGGCACGGCGGACGTGCTGGACCGCTTCACCATGAACATGGGCGGCATCTGCCAGAAGATGGCGGACGGCACCTATACCAGCCCTCAACGCTTCATGAATGTCACGCTCTTTGCCATGCGCATCAGCGGGACAGGCTGGGCCTACAGGGGCGGAGACCGGCAGGAATACGCCTATCGCAGCCGGGATGACTGGCTCACCCCGGAGGTCATGCAGGCCTGCCAGGGCATGCCGGTCGTTCTGGAACACCCGGAAGAAACACCCGTCATCACGGACGCCTTCTACCGGGAGCGGTCAGTCGGGCAGGTCGTCCTTCCCTACATCAAGGGGGATGAACTCTGGGCCATCGTCCGCATCCAGAACAGAGCTGTTGCCAAGGCTCTGACGGATGAACAGTGGTCCACCTCGCCGGGCGTACTGACAGGCAAGGACAGTGTCACCCGCCCTCTGGGGCAGGACGGCACTACCCTGCTGGTGGAGGGTGCCCCCTTCCATCCCGATCACCTCGCCATCGTCTCAGCCGGTGTCTGGGACAAGTACGGGCCACCCACGGGGATTGATTCCTCACTTTCACGACAAGATGGAGATACACACATGGCCGATCTGAACTCTGCCATGCGTTCCACCTGCGATGCGCTGACACAGCGTTGCACGGATGGGCGCAACGACGCCGAAGACAACGGCAACAAGGAAAGCTCTGCCCTGTTCGCCTCGCTGCTGGAGCAGCTGGACAAGCTCAAGGGGCTGATCGAAGGGGCCGCCACCGCCCGCACGGATGGTGAAGACAAAGGGCCGAATGAAAAAGAGATCGCCCAGCAGCTCATGAAGATTGGCAAGGACATCGCCCAGCATGATGGCGAAGGTGCCATGCCTTCCAACCACATCCCCGGCGAGCCGCTCCCCCAGACTAACGCCGAAGCTCCAGAGGACAAGGAAAAGCTGGCTGATGCTCTGGAGAAGATCGCCAACGACGCCCTGAAAGACCGTCGTGACCGCAAGGACAGTGCGGAAGGCGGCAAGGGGCAGGCTGAAAAGGCCGTGGAAGCCCAGACCGAAAAGGACAGCAAGGACGGTCTGGAAGGCCCGGCCACCGAGACAGTGGAACGCAAGGACATGACAATGCCCCCCGAACAGATGGCCCGGATGGTCGAGAACATGCGGGCCAATGGCTGCGATGACAAGGCCATTGCCCAGTGTGTGGCAGATTGCGGCGGCAACCCGGATGACTATGTGAAGGCTGAGACGGATGCTGAGCGGGAAACCCGTGAGCGTCTGGCCGAAATGGACCGCCGAGATGCGGAACGCCGGAAGGAGCTGGATGAGCTGAAGGCCAGCACCCGCCCCCTCTCTGACGAAGAACATAATGAGATCAGCGAGACCGGCCACACCCGCACTGATTACCGGGGCGGCTTCCGTGGTGCCTTCGGCAACTTCATGGCCTGATAAGGAACTTCCCTCATGGCAACAAATACGCCTTCTTTCTCCCCCTACGCCACGACACAGGCTTCCGGCCTGTTCAACAGCTCCACGACAGGGGCCATTCAGGGCCTCATGGTGGCCGACCCGGCAGCCCGCTACCGCCTCTCCATCGGCTATGTCGATCAGGAAGAAACGCTGCCCATGTGGGGCGGCGTTGCCGTCTCCGAGCGGATCGGGCGCATCCCCGGCATGGGGGCCAGTGTCAACAGCGGCACATCCCCCAATAATGGCCGCATGGGGTCCGCCCTCAAGCGGGCCACCTCCACAACGGACATCACCGGCTTTGCACTGTACGACCATGCCAACCACATGGTTATCACGCCCTCCAGCCGTGCCCCGCAGGCCTATCCCGGCAACTCCATCGGCTTTGCCCGCTTTGGCTCCAACGTGCGAGTGCCTGTTCCGGCTGACCCGGCCCTGCTCAATCAGGTCGGGCAGCTGACCAACGGTTCCTTCGGCTGGGACTTCCAGAACCAGCGTCTAGTGGCAGGGAGTAACGGCTCCACCATCCCGGTGCGCCTGCTGGAGGTCTATGAGACCGGCGGCCTGCTGGTGAATTACGACCAGACGGAAGGCACCCTCAACTGGCTGCGCTCAGACGACCCGAAGGCCAGCTCCGTTCTCGTCCTCATCCAGCTCTGACCCTCTGAAAGGATACGCTCATGGCACTGATTGCCCCCGCCCGGATGACGGTCAATCCGTCATTCACCTCTCCCCGCTTCTTGCTCAATAATGCCGTCCGCTCCGGCTTCATGAGGCTCTTTCCCGGTGATGGGCCGGATGTAAAGCTGACCGAAGGCGCAAAGGCCGTCTATGTCCCGGTGCTGGACCTCCGCACCCTCGCAAAGGGTAGCCAGACAGGCTACAACGAGCTGCCCAGCGTCAGCATCAAGGCCGACTACATCACCACCCCGGCTTACGAGCAGAAGGTACGTGTCGCCTATTCCCGTGAAGACCTCAACGCCGCCTCGAACTGGAACATCTCCCTGGCCAGTGCCTACACCATGGCCATGCGTCAGGCCCATTTCCAGCTCCTGCGTGATGCCGCCCTGTTCGGCTTCAATCCACAGAATGGCGAGGGCCTCATCAACAGTGCCTCCGGCACGGTGCGGGAACGGCTTCAGGCCGACAGTAACGGCAAGACCACGCTGGATGATTATGACCCCGGTCAGGCATTACAGGCGTTCCTACGAGCCATCACAGGCCGCCTGAACGCCTGCAACCTTCTGGGCATCTCCGCCCAGTATAATGCGGGCGGACCACCGGTACGGGTCGTCTTCCTCGCCCCGCAGCGTGTGCTGGGGCTTCTGGCCTCCCGCATCGTGGAGCTGACGTCCTACCAGCGTCCCGGTGCCGGGTCTGCCAGCATCATCCAGTCCATCATTGACGTGATGAAGGCCTCCAACGTGGACGTGCAGTTTGCGCCGGATGACACGCTGCGGGGTCGTGGTGAAAGCGGCACGGATGCGGTCATCCTGACCATCCCGGAACTGCCGGACATGGGAGCACAGGGCCAGTTTGATACCAACGTGTTTGGCGATGAGTTCCAGCCTGACGAGCGGGCCTGCAACGCCCTGTTCGTGGACCGTGAGGTACCCGCCGAGATCTCCGGGCCTATCGGGGCCGAGGGGACGGACACGGTGAGCTTCATGACAGTCACCTCCGGCTGGTCCCTGCGTGGTGAGGCCACGGCCATCCTCTCCATCCCCGTGGCGGACGGCAACGAGTTCTCCCTGAACACCGCCCAGGCAGCGCAGGCAACACAGACCGCCAGCACGGCCAGCGGCGGCACAGCGGCCAAGACAGGCTCGTAAGGGCCATAACGAGGCGGAGGGGCATGACCTCTCCCCTCTCCATCATTGAGGATCATCCATGAAGCTCTTTGTCGGCAATCCCACCAACCAGACGCATATTTTCACCTTCCGCAGGCCCGGCGACCGGGTGGACAACCCCAGCCGCTCCACCATCCGGCCAGGGGCGCAGATTGTCATTGATGATCTGGACCCTGAAGATGTGCGGGACATCATCCACCAGCATCGGGCCTTTGGCTTCTGTAACAGCCGGGACGCCCTGCGGAACCCGACCTACCGGGGACTGGTCTATTCCGAGGACAGGCCGGTCGATTTTCAGGCTCTGGCCGATGGCGTGCAGGACAATCACGAGAAGCTGAAGGCGGAAGGTGCCCGCAACCGCAGAGCCTCTGCCGAGCAAATCGCCGGGCAGACCATCGCCAAGACGAAGGGCCGCCGCAACAAGACACGCTCGCTTGATGTGGAAATCTCCACACAGTCCGACAGCGACACAGCCCCATCCGCCTTCTCCAAGGAAACGTATCACGCTGACGGAGAATGACCATGCCGGATGAAAGCACGCCAACACCGGAGGGCTTTCAGGCGTTCGTGCGGGACATCATGCAGGTGCCCGGCGGGGCCGTCCCTCCTGGTGGCGTGCTGGGCATGGTCTTCCGTCTGGCCAATGATCTCGTCATCCGTGACCTGCGGCTGATTGATGGCTCCCTGTACACGGACTGCGTGTACAATCTGGCAGCCTCCTACCTACTCAAGTTCGCTCAGGACACGACCAGCAGCACGCCACCGGGATACTGGGCCAAGGTACGGGAGCAGCTAGGTATGAACAGCACCACGCCGGGCCTCATCCAATCCAGCAGCGATAATGGTACCTCCCAGAGCTGGATGATCCCCGACAGCCTGAAGAACCTCTCCCTGGCTGATCTTGACGCCATGAAGAACCCCTACGGGCAATTCTATCTCTCCATCATGCAGCAATATGGCAGCGTCTGGGGCTGGGCATGAAAATCCATCTGGGTGTGATCGAGCAGGTGCATGGCGGCGGCAAGGATGATCCCCTCACCACGTCCAAGCTGGCCGAGATACTGGAGCAGGAATACGGCATCTTCTCCGGCTTCGTAGCGGCCAATGCGGAATGGATTAACGAGCAGATTGCCGAGGCTATGGCCGGAGCTGCTGCCTCTGCTCTTGTCAGCAATGAGGGCGTGGCCCTGCCTCTGGAACGTGTGGCGGCCGATCTGGCGCACCGGCTCCAGCAGGCCATCACTACCGGCCAGATTGAACGTCTGGACCTCGGGCCGGGCAAGGTGCCGACACAGGCCGCCCTCATGGGCATCAATCACCGCTTCAAATCTGGTTTGAACAATGTTTCGCCGGGCCAGAAAGCCGCCTTCCTCGAGGAACAGAAGACGCTTCCCAGAGGCGAACGTGCCAGCCCCGTTGGGGACCGCCGCCCTTCCTTTGTCGATACCGGCATCCTGCTGGGCAGTATCAGGGGTTGGGCTGAGTAAGGACCACTATCATGCCTTCCTTAGACGAAATCACCCGCACGACCGGAACGCCACTGGCCAATGCTCTGGCGGCGGGCCTTAATGACATCTCCTACAGCCAGACCGTCCGCTTCACCCGGTATCAGCGCACCGTGCTGCCGGTGGATGGGTTCGTGTTCTGGGTCTCCACAGGGGAAACACAGGATGTGCAGGGAGCCATCCACGTCACTACCGGCGATGAGCTGACCGAAGATCAGGCCTACGACCAGAGCAGCATCGTGCTGACCACTAAAACAGAGGTTCATCCTTTCCACGACCTCGCCCTGGACACGGTCTGGATCGGGGATTTCGAGGGGGTACGCTTTGCCATCAGCTCCCGCTCCAGCCGGTACAATCAGGCAGGACTGTTCCATTATCTGGGCAGTACCGTCACACCGGCCTTTCAGAGCCAGTTCATCAACAGTGCGGCCATGCTCCAGCAGATGGAGCCGGTCACCAGCAGCAGCCTTGCCCTCTTTCTGGCCCTGCCCACGCTGGGATCGGTCGCTCTGGACTGGTGCCCGTGGCCGCAGAGCGTGCCTGTCTTCCCCTCTTTCGCCGTACCGGACAACCAGCCCCCGCCCTATGTGGCGGTCCATAATGCACCAGATGGCGGCAAAGCCGTCAGCATGGGTACGCTTGATCCGCAGACCGCCACCACACACCGGCTGATGACCGAGCGGGTCCGGCTACGTCTCTACGGCCTGCCCCACCAGCAGGCGGAGAACCTGCTCAGCCGCATCCTGCACTGGGCACTGCTGAATGATGACCGTATGGGCATCATCAACAGCCCGCATATCCGGGATGAGAAGCAGGCCAGTGCCGAGATCAATGCGCTGGCCATGAGCAAGACCATCGAGCTGGACGTGATGTACAGCCAGACAGCCCTGCGGGACACGGCCCTGCAACTCATCCGCCATGTCACACCTACCCTCACGAGGTCTTCCTGATGCCCCAGATTGTCACCATCAATGAAAGCGTCGTCCGAGGCGCAGCCCCGAACCTGCTCCAGCAGAAGGGGGTTCTCGTCTCGCTGGGCGGCACAAATACAGCCGCCGGGACACTTTCCTTTCTCTCCGAGGCTGCCGACCTGACGGCCCTGCTCCCCTCGGCACAGACCAGCCCGACCGCCACCACATCCGGCACGGCGGCCTCGCCCTCCAGTACCACACAAGAATTACAGGCCATGGTGGCCTCATGGTTCGCCAATTCCTCAGCCGGTGTTTGGGTGTTGGAACTAGGCGAGACCAAGGCCATTGCGGATGGGCTGGGCAGCTTCATTGCCAACAACCCGCTCACCTTTTACGGCTATGTGCTGCCCCGTGGTTCTCAAAAGGCGGACGACAAGCTGCCTGCCTTCATGAGCAATCAGGGGGGCAATAATGCCCGCATTTACTTCTTCCTGTGTGGGGGAAAGGATGACGCTGGCAGCCTGACAGCCAGCCCTTCCAAGGCCGTCTTCTACGGGTCAGAAGCCTCCGGCGCAAACCAGACAATGGAGCATCTGGCCGCCGCCGCCTGTGCCCAGTTCCTGTCCGCCCGCCCCGGCCCGGTCAACCGTCTGGCTCCGATGAACTTCCGCTTCCTGACAGGCATCACGGCATGGGCAGAAGCCGGAAACGGCCCCGCCTTCGCCAACATGAAGACCAGCAACATCAGCTTCCCCGGCACGTCCCGGGAGGGTGGCGTGGAAGGCACAATCCTCTTCTGGGGCAACTTCATTAATGGCGACCCTATGTCAGAATGGTACGGAGCCGACTGGGCAGCCATCAATCTGGAGCTGCAACTAGCTAACCTACTCATTGAGGACAGCCAGCCCGGCATCCGCCCCCTCGTCTATGACCAGAACGGTATTGATCGCATCACGGCACGATCTGAACAGACGCTGGGCGGCGGCGAAGCGGCAGGCTGCGTAACCAGCTACAGCATCACCGCTACGCCGTTCGCCCAGTATGTCACGCAGAACCCGGCGGCCTACACGGCAGGCGACTACAGCGGCATCGCCGCCACCATCACCACACCACGAGGCTTCATCTCCCTCACCTTCAACCTTGCCGTGGATTTCAGTGGGCAGAGCGTTGCTGCCTCCACAACCACCACCAGCACGGAGGTTTAACCCATGTCCATCAGTCCCAATACGCCACAGGGGATGCTCAACCGCCTGCGTGGCTCCATCATCATCCCCTCCAACAGTGCGCTAAACGTCACCTCTGACTTCCTGACGCCGGAGGGCATCGAAATCCAGCCAGAAGGGAATGTCACGGACCTACTGGACACAATGACAGGCCGGGTTGGATCTCAGGCAGCCAAGCAGAACATCAACATCGTCATCAATCTGGTGCGCAGCCAGAGCCTCGCCACAGCCTATTACAACCAGATACTGAAGAACACCGCTCTGGGTGAGGTCAGCATCATCAGCGACAGCTCCGCCATGCCCCGCCGGACAATCCGCAACTGCTACATCATGTCCCGCCCGGAAGAAGCCCTGAACGGCACGCAGGTGAAGTGGAATGTCACGCTGGCCGGGTATGAGATCGTCAATGGCGACCTGTGGGAGGCCGCATGAGCGAGGTCAGCATCAACGAGGCCCTGAACCTCGCCGTGCCCGTGGGGGATGGGAAAGGCACCGTCCTCTGCCCGCCGCTCTCCAGAGAAGCCTTTTCGTCCTGCTGGTCCCTACTGGCCCGGACATGGAGCCGCTTGGAGGCTGAAGACCTCGGCATCACCGCCGGAGGAGCCGTAGCCGCCCATGCACTCGCCGACATCGCCCGCCAGAGCGGCCCAGAGGAGCAAGAGAAGCACCGGGCCTTTCTGGCCGAGCTGCGGCGCAACGCCTCCTATATCGGCCCGATGGGTGATGACGGCTTCGGCCCCGTCCCGCTGGGCACAGCCCTGCAACGAGGCTGGATTGATGAGGATGAACGGGACGAGCTGGAAAACATCCTCGTTTTTTTTACGCTCGGCTCCCGCCTCCTGCCACGGGCGAGACGGCAGATCATCTTTCGCCTGATGCTCTCGCTGCGCACTGTGGCCGCTTCCTCATTGAACGCTACGGAGTACGCCGCTTCCGTTGCGACCTCGCAGAAGGGCGCACCTATTGGCGGGACGGAGGGGGCATCATCGCCACCGTCTTCGACTGGCTGACCGGCCCCGCCTTCCGGCAGCTTATGGGCGAGGACAGTCCCTTTGAGAACGCTGCCCAGTACCGGGCATGGATGGTAAGACATGGCTAACCAGACCAGCATCATTGATATTCAGGTCAATGACAGTGCCTTCCAGGCCTATCTGTCCTCCGTGCGGGACTATCGGGACCTACTGCGGGAGTCCGGTGCGGAACTCCAGAAGGCTCTGGATGAGGTGGATGGCGGCTCCGGCCAGAACAGGGCACTGAAGGAGGAACTCAGGACCCGCAAGGCCATTGCCAAGGCCAGCCGGGACGCCACCTTTGAAGAAAACCGGGGCGAAGATGCCGGGAACCGGCAGAACACCCGCCTGCGGGACCGCATCCGCCTAACCCTTGAAGCCGGACGGCACCAGAGGGAGAACATCAATGCGGCGATGAAGTTCGCCAAAAGCCCCATTGGCAAGTTAGGCATTGCCGGGGCCGCTGCCGCCGGGCTGGTCAAGGCCCTCAATGCCGCCGCCAGCCTCGCCCAGCAGGGTACGGACCTACGCACACAGGCCAAGATGGCAGGCATGGACGCCGGGCACTACACGGCATGGCAGCGCAATCTGGAACCGTATGACCCTAACGGGGTTCTGCTCCAGCACGCCGTAGAAGCCACACGGGACGGAGCCGAGGCAGCGAAGCTACAGGCTATCGGGGTGGATACCTCCAGCAATGACCCGTCCAAGATACTCGCCTCCCTCGTCCCGGCCCTGCGCCAGTTCCGCAACGCCCATCAGGGACCGGCAGAACGGCAGGTCTTCGAGGGGATGCAGCTTGGCGATCTGGTCGAGACGGCTGATCTTCTGGGCCGTACCGGTGCGGATGAGGTCAACGCCATCCCCGGCACAGTGGAGCAGAACGCCCGGAACAATCAGGTCTCTGATGACGTCCTGCGCCGCCATCAGGAAGCCTCCCTCAATGTCGGCCGCCGTCATGATGAATGGACAGCCACGAAGCTGAACACCCTCGCCCCCGTGGTGGCGGGCATGACGCAGGGAGCCGAGAAGGCGCAGGAGCATCTGGACGACCTCGCCCTCTCCGCTGCAAAGGCTGCCGGTAGTCTGGACAGCCTGACGGACGGGAACGGTGCGCTGGTCGGGGGCATTGCCGCCGCTCTGGGGCCGTCCCTTCTCAAGGGCGTTGGACTGAAGGCCCTACCGAGGCTCGGCGGGGCGTTGCTGGGGAGCGGCGTGGCCAGTCCCCTACTACGGCTGGCTGGCCCTGTCGGTGCCATCATCGCTGGCCTCACCCCGCATGAACTGGGGACAGACGATACGTTCGACATGGCGCACCGTAACCCCGGCTCCATCCGCCGGGTCACGGCGTCCTCTAGCGCACCCCCTGCCAGCACCTCCGATGCGGACCTCGACCGTCTCACCGGGGCCGTGGCAATGGCGGAGAGTCACGGCGATCCAAACGCTGTCAGCCCGGTGGGAGCGCAGGGCCTGCTCCAGACCATGCCTCAGACGTTCCACAGCCTGGGCGGGACGAACCCGTTTGACCCTCAACAGTCATGGCAGATCGGCCGGAAATACCTGAAGCAGCTTCTTGGCCGTTACCACGACACGGAGAAAGCATTGGCCGCCTACAACTGGGGGCCGGGCAATCTGGACGCAGACATCCGCTAGCGGGGCGACAACTGGCGGGACGGCCTGAAGAAGGAAACCCGTGAGTACATCCCACGGGTCATGAACAACCTTCAGAATAACACCATCATCCGCATCGAAAATTACAGCGGGCAAGACCTGTCCGTAGCAGCACGGCAAGGATCAGTCCTATGAGCATTGGCGGTATCCTCAACAGCGTGGGCCGAACGGTTCTCAAGCTAGGTTACGAAATATCTCCCATCTTGCTGACGGGCGGTGTGGCCGAAAAGCTAGGAGGCACCGTGCCCATCCTGCTCTATACCGAAGCTATCGCCGCCGTGAATGGGCTGATTGCCGGGGGCCTCTCCGGCAAGCTGAACCTGCCTGATCTAGACAATATGTGGTGCACATGGAACCAGCTTAGCGGATCCACGCTGGTGGATAATGACGTGGCGACCTACCCCTTTGCCAACCAGACACTGGCCGCCAATGCGGTGGTAAACAAGCCTCTAACTGTCTCCATGCAGATGCGCTGCCCGCCCAACGGCCCCGGTGCCATGGTGACGAAGCTGGCCACGCTACAGGCCCTCTCCGCCGTGCTGAACAAGCATGTCACGATGGGCGGGGAGTTCGTGGTCATCACGCCGGGACAGATTTACACCAACATGCTTCTGGTCCGCATGGCAGATACCTCCCCCAACCCGGCGACACAGCCTAGCAGCCAGTTCCAGCTCGATTTCACACGGCCCCTGACACAGGCTGACGAAGCCGTACAGAAACAGGGCACGCTGATGAAGAAGCTCTCCGGCGGGATGCCCGGCATAGGCGGCTGGGGCAGCACCGGCAGCGGAAACCTGCTGGAAGGCCCGCTCACCGGACTGGGGGTTATCTGAAAGGGATAAAAGGCGGGCATCGTCTAGTTATAGACACAATCAATTTGCACATTCGCCAATTTGCTATACTGCCCATTGGGGTATGCAACGTTATGGCGTTGAATGTATCCTCCACCTCGCAGAAGGAGCAATTATGCCTATTAGCGCATTGGCCGCTGCTAAGCACATTTGCGAGCGCAGTGGCTGGACAATCTCAAATCTTAAGCTTCAGAAAATTCTTTACATGTCCCAGATGGCGTACATGGGAGAAAACAATGGTACGCCTTTATTCTCAGGGCAATTTGAGGCGTGGAATTATGGCCCAGTTGAGCCCCGCATTTATAGAACGTTTTCTCGTTTTGGTCGTAGTCCAATTGAGAATATCTTTTGGTGCCACACTGAAGAATGCGGATCGTCACATGAGATTGAATCTTTAAATAGATACACGGACTCTCTATTGAAATTTTCTGCACCAGAGCTTGTTTCTATCACGCACTGGGAGCACGGAGCTTGGGCTAAGCACTACAAAAAGGGCGTGAAGGGAATTAGCATACCCAATCAGGATATTTTTGAAGAGTATTGTGCCCGTGTCAGGGGGAAGTAGGAAAAAGAAACGCCACAGGCGCATACGGCCTTATAGCGGTAAGAGTAGTGCCTCTTGCGTAACAGCTCGTAACCTCTCTACTCAAAGAGCCTTTCACGCTCACGCAAAAAATGACAATGAGGAGTTAGCAGCCGCATATGATGATGTTTCCGAAGATTGTGCATATTTAGAAGAAAGATTGAAAAAGGAAAGACTTGCATTTAGCACCGTCATATTGATTTTAGCCTTGGTGATTACCGTATCTTTTCTTAAGTATATGTTTAAATGCGGAGATGGTTTATGTGTTATTATTTCATTTTTCTTTCTGATGTTATTTGCAGTTCTTTGCAATGTCTTTGATTGCTTAGGTATGATTGACATAATCCAAAAACTTTTTTCATGTTTTAGGAAGAGCTAATACCAACCCTCCCCTCACCGGGAGGGTTTTTTATTACCCCACGAAAGAAGCCCCACCATGCCCGACACAATCATCCCCTTCACGCCGGACGAGAACAGTGCGCCGCCGTTTAAGGCGCAGATCACCGTGGCGGAAGGGCAGCTCAACATCTCTGCATGGTGGAACATGGCAGGCCAGCGGTGGTACCTGAAGGTTACCGAACCACGAGGGGAAGACAAACTGTTCCGGCCCTTGATTGGCTCCCCGCAGAACTATGATATAAATCTCATAAGTTCGATTTCGACTTCCAAGCTGGTCTATCGTGAAGACAATGGAACTCTGGAAGTAACAGTATAGGAGCCTGAACATGGCTACTCCCGGCACACTTGCCCTTATCTTTCTAGTCTGGAGTTCAGCCTCACAGCCGGGAAGTCCGCCCAACTACTCCCGCTCCGTCCTGACCCCGCCAGAGCCCGGCGAAAGCGCAGAGTTCCTCGATCCCAATGCCCCCATGCACGACTTTTACGATGCCAAGGCGAGACTGGAAGGCGGCAATGAGGTGTCGGGCGAGGTCGGGTCACTGGCAGGCCGCCCTGCCTTCGCTACCCTGCCCGCAAAGACACTGGCTGGATGCCGGGCCTATCTGCGGACTCATTACCGTTTCTACGAAGAAGCCGCCGAAAGCGCAGGCCATGTGATTCAGGATGCCCGCTGCATGGTCATCCCGCCGGGCAAGCACCTCTCCCCCTATTTCCCCGGCGGATACGGACTTGATGGAAAACCGCAGGACCCATTCGGGTTATTGGATATCCCGGTAGCCCCGAAACAGGAGGGGCCAGCATGTGCGAATATGAGGCCGGAATATCCAAGCGAAGCACAGGAATACCTTGCTCCTAGTGATAACTGGGAGGCTGAGGTAGAAGCCGAATGTTCTTCCAGTAAGGAAGATGATGGATACTGGCATCATAAGAACTGCAAAGTTCTTAAAACAACCAGTGAACCAAGTTACCAGAAATATTTTTCCAAATCTGCCCTAGATTTTCTGTATTTGTCATGCTCATCCCAGCACGGAGATGCTACGGCTACGCCCAGTGTTTATAGATATCACGTCAATTACACAGCAGGAAGTGAATAAATCTGTCCTACGTCCCACCTTAGTGAGACCTCAACCCTCCCCTCACCGGGAGGGTTTTTTTATTACCCAGCGAAAGGAAAGAAAGGCCGTGCGCTTCTATAATTTAAAAATCACCGAACAAAAAAATCCTAATAAAGTTGATGCAAAGTATCGGAAAACATCAAACCGCCCATTCGCCCAAACCGCTACGTTGGGCGTAGGAAACAAAACGCTTCTTCATCTCTCCTCCTACGTCAAGCGGGACCCCAACGGGCCGGGCTGGGTGCCCGGCTTTGCCACGGACAGGTTTGACCCCGGTGCGCTGGACATTCAGTTCCAATTCACAGAGAACAGCCTGACCACGTTTGATGCATCCTCCGGGGCAGCCAACATCACGATCAAGGGCGTGGACATCGCCACGGTCAAGGCGGCCGAGAACCTGCGGGGCAAGACGGTTTCCCTCTATGCGGGCATGGGACGTGGGCTACCCCTCTCCAAACCAGAGCAGTCCGGTGAGATATTGCTGGGCACCGTCATGAGCTCCGTTGGCAACTGGGAAGGCACGGACCTCAGCCTGACGCTCTATGTTCTGCCTTACATCGTCCCGCCGGAGCAGTGGGGCACCCCTATTGCGCCGGGCCTGACCCCGACAGGGCAGCAGCCGGTGGACAACCTGCAATTCCATTGCCGATGGGGTGAGGATTTGACGATGGCAACAAAGCAGGCCCTGAAAGCTGCGGCGACCAACTACCGCATCGACTTCAAGATTCCCAACGCCGTGCGACTGGCCTCACGAGAATACACAGGCCGCTATCACAGCCTGAAAGACCTCTGCGTTGGCATAGGGCGTATCTGGAAGGAGTCTGAAGGGCTTGATCTCGCCATCTCCATCCGTTCGAACAGTCTGGTCGTCACGACCGATGACCACACTAAAAAGGCGGCTAAAGTCCCGTTTGAAGAACTGATGGGCCAGCCTGCCTGGAACGGCCCGACAGAGATTTCCTTCACCACAGCCATGCGGGCCGACATCTGCGTGGGTGATCTGGTCGAACTGCCCAACATCAGCGAAGCGGGCCTGATTATGGCGCAGAACAGTGCCGCCATATTCGCCCTGCGCCAGCACTCCCTGTTCGCCGGCACATACGTCGTGCGGACGATCTCCCATCTCGGCCAGTTCCGCTCCCCGGACGGCCTGCAATGGGCCTCCACTTTCACCTGCTACCCCAAGGGACCGAAGGCCAAACAATGAAAAACTTCCGCAAAAGCCCGCCTTCTGACTGGCTGCCCCGTCTGGCCCGCACGCACGCCCGGTCTGTGGGTGAACATGATGGCAAAGCACTCCCTGCCAGCGTCATCGCCGTGCAGGGCCGCATCGTGACGGTGCGCCTTGAGGTGGACTGCAACCCCGCCCTGCCCCCGCTGAACGTACCGATTGCAGAAAGCGAGTATGTCCGCACCCCCATCCAGCCCGGATGCAAGGGCGTTGTCATCAGTGCTGATGTCTCGCTAAGCCAAATGACCGGCTTGGGATCACGCCGCCCTGCGCTGGATGACAGCAGCCCCAACCTTTCTGCCTGCATCTTCCTGCCGCTCAGCAACGCCGAATGGGAGGCTCTGGATAATGATACGCTGCACATGTACGGCGTGGCGGGCGTGCAGATCACCGACCGCCTCAACGGCTCCAGCACCGTCACGCTGACAAAGGGTGGCGTGACCCTCTCCACCGGCTCCGCCACTGTGACGCTCTCCGGTGGACGAGTGGAAATCAGCGGCGAACTCATCATAAACGGCCAGCCTTACAAGACGCATGAACACAGCAACGGCAACAATGGTGCCCCAACAGGTGGGGTTATCTGATGCGCGTATGGACCCGTGTTCACCAGCCGGATGGCCGCCGGGTATGGAAGGCTGTGACAGGCGACCAGGGTAACATTGCGTGGCTTCAGAACGCCCTACTGCTCCAGCTTGGCGAAAGCCCCTTCTGGGCGGACTGGGGCATCCCCGTGCAACAGACCCTCGTCTCCCGTGTCTGGCCGGATTATTACCTGAACCTCACCCAACGCCGCTTCCGGGACATCTTCCCCAGCCTCCAGATCACCCGAAAAGATGGCGGCAATGGAGCGGACCCCGTGTACGACATTTCCGTCATCCTCAATAATGGCACGCTCTATTCCAGTGCCCGACAGTCCTTCAATCAGGATTACAGCCAGACAGGGCCGTGGAGCTGACCAGCCGCCCCCTACCGTTCCTCATGCTGCCCGCCCTTCCGGCGGGTTTTTTTCATGCCCGGAGATCCCCATGGCGACCATCGACATCAGCACCGCCCAGATTGCCCTGCTGGAAGACCAGTATCCCGGCCTGCTGACAACCCTCCAGAATAGCGGTGTCCAGCCCACAGCCCCGCAAACCTTACAGGATCAGCTTGTCCAGCTTGCCACACAGCTCAGCCCGGGCGTGACCACCAACCTCCCCGGCTCCCTGGTAGAAGACATGGCCAGCACAGCCATCGGTGCCCTCGCCCAGATCGACCAGGCAAAGGTGGACACCATCAACAGCGTCTCCCCTCTGAACGCCACGCCCTCTCTGCTGGATGAGTTCGGAGAGGTTTATGGCGTCCAGCGTGGTGCCGGGGCCAATCCCTCCGCTTATGTGACCTTCACGGGGCCGCCGGGCCTGTATCTGGCATCCGGCTTTCAGGTCTCGGACGGAATCTACACCTACGAGACGCAGGAAGGTGCCACCATTCCCTCCGGCGGCGTGCTGGTGAACAGCTACGTCCTCTCCACCACGCCGGGCACGACCATCATCCCGGAGAACAGCATCACCACAGTCGTGACGGGCACGAAGGAAGGCACGCACCTCGCCGTCACCAACCCGCAGAAGGGCACGCCGGGCACAGGGGCCGAGACGGACAGTGCCTATCGTGCCCGCATCCTCCAGACCGGGATGCGTACCGTGCAGGGCACGCCGGGCTTCATCCGCTCCCGCCTGCTGAACGTGCCGAACGTGATCCCCCGCTCCATCGGCGTGTCCCTCACCTCCGGAGCAGGCTACAGCGTCATGGTGGATGGCGGCGACCCGGCCCAGATTGCCGGAGCCATCTATGAAAGCTGCTTCGATCTGGTCAACCTTCAGGGCAGCACGAACACTATTGCCAGCATCACCAGCAGCAATCCCTGCATTGTCACGACCACGCTAACGCACGGCCTGAAAGACGGCCAGCAAGTCACTATCAGCGGAGAAACTGGGGCCATCGCCATCAATGGCACATTCACCGCCACCGTGCTGGATGCCAGCCGTTTCTCCATCCCGGTTGATACCACCACGGCCTCACAGCATTCCGGCGATGGCATTGTGGGAACCAACCCCCGCAACATGGTGGCCGTGGCCATTGATGGCGTGGACAGCTACCCTATCCGCTTCATCCGCCCCCTCCAGCAGCAAGTAAGGCTGGTGGCTCACTGGAGCATCACCTCCGGCAATGTCGTGGATGATGCCACAGCGACCCAGATATGCGGGCCGCCACTTTCCAACTACATCAACGGCCTGACGATGGGCGCACCCCTCTCCACTCTCCAACTAGGCACAATCGTGGAGGCCACGCTGCTCCAGATCATGCCGGGGGCGATCATCTCCAGCCTGCGCTTTGACGTGTTCCTTGATGATGTATTGGCCAGCCCGGCGGCGGATAGCGTCATCATCGCCTGTGACCCGCAAAGCTACCTCGTCACCAGCCCAGACCAGATCAGCCTCGTGAGGGAGTGACATGGCCACAGAACTGACAGCTCCCGCCTATCCGTACCAGCAGTTCAGTGATGACGCCGATATTGTGGCCCTGTTCGAGGCGTATAACCGCCTAGCGCAGGGCACGCTGACATGGATGGATGACCACATCCTGCCCCTCTACATGCGCTCCAGCATCACGGGAGGCCTGCTGGATTACGCCGCCTACTGCCTCTATGGCCAGCGACGGTACCGCATCGGCTATGTCGATCTGGTCGATGCCAGCGGTGCCATTGATACAGCCCTAATCAACGCCCTCGCCATTGACGGCACGGACACCTTCGTCAGCACTGGAGGCACCTTTGTTTCCGATGACATCTTCAAACGTGCTCTGACGTGGAACTACTACAAGGGGGGCGGCTGCCAATTCTCCATCCCGTGGCTGAAAAAGCGCATCATGCGCTTCCTGACTGGAGATCAAGGCCACGCATGGCGTTTTAACAGCACCCTGCCCGTCAGCATCGCCATCTCAGACCGCACCGTAACCATCACGGTCACCGCCGGGCTGGCGGACGGCACGCTCATCACCGCCCTGCCCGTCCTCATCCAGCGGGGCGTTCTTTCAGTCCCGCCAACCTATTCCTACAATGTGAAAGAAGGCAGGTGATGTTCCAGTTTTCCAACCGTGTGCGGACCATTCTGGCCCGCAACATCACTGTCGGCGATACAACCCTTATCGCTGCCAGCGGCACGGGAGCGGAGTTCCCAAGCCCAACGGCACCGGGGGATGCCATCGCCCTGACACTCGTCTCTGCCAGCAACAGCCGGCACTATGAGATCGTCTATTGCGTGCAGCGCAATGGCGATACGTTCACCGTCTGGCGGGGGCAGGAAGGCACAACGCCACTGCCCTTCCAGAGTGGAGACCTGATCTCCCTGAACATGACCGCTGCCCTGTACCGCCGCATGGCGCAGGCGGGCTATCTGGGACAGTTCTCGCCGGAGGTGGCACAGTCTCCCTCCGCCTACAGGAAAGGGGCCATCGTCTGCGACGGGACGGATGCGGCTGTCTATTGGATCTCTCTTCAGGACCAGAACAGCACTGCGCCCGGCGCAGGCAACCCCACATGGATGAAGCTGGACCTCCCGTCCTTCCAGAAGGCCATCCAGAATGGCGGCGGAGGTGGCGGCTATGGCGGCCTCATCCCCACCACTGTTCTGGGCAGCACGCTGGATGATGTGGATGATGGATTTTTCGACCGTGAACAGGCCCGACTTCTGGCTGCATTAGAGACCCAGCAGCGACACGCCCAACTCACCCAACAGGCAGCACGGGCCGAACAGAAGATCACACTAGCCCTGAAAAAAATCGGAGTGACACCATGACGGCCATCTGGAGACCAGGATCGGCCTTGCTGGACGCTGTAGCAGCCTCGCAGGGACGTACCTTTGCACGGTACCTTCCGTTGGCCCATCCAGCACCGACCCCGTACCACACCCGTGCGTATGCCTCTCAGCACGCCGGGAAATTTCCGGCTGACGTGGCTGCGTTCGAGAAAACACAGCCGCAACGCTGGGTTAAGCCGTGGTTCAATGACCCTTCTTGCCTAGTGTGGGATGAGAAAAACCAGATTTACAGGGGGTTTTCCATCTCCCAGAGCAACCCCGACAGCCAGGGTGGTGACCAGCAGACATGGATGGAAATCATCACGCCAGACCTTGTCACCTTCATTAACAACCGCAGCCCGTTCTATCTGGATAACCTGCCCTATCCTGCACTCTGGGGCGGTTCATTCCTGATCGACCAGCACAATGCAGCGGGGTATGGGGCTGGGGCCGTCCTCTACTACATCTCAGTTCCCGGCAGCGACACCAGCTCGCTTCAGTGCGTCTCCCTTTGGATCGCCCCGGCCCTCGGTCTGGCCCCAGTCTATCACGGTATCGTGCTGGAAAATCCGGGCGTTGGTGCGATCGTTTACGCTCCCGGTATGGATTTCCGAGATCCAAGGGTGAGCTGGGATGATGCCCGTAGTCGGTTCGTCATGAAGCTGACCATCGGTCGAGGTATCGCCTTCTACAGCTCTACGGACGGCCTAAACTGGTCCTTCCTCTCCCTGATTGATCTCTCCGACTGGCAGCAGATTGAGACGCCGGACCTTGTACCCATGGAAGCCCCGGACGGTTCTGAAAAATGGCTTCTGGCCTTCTCCATCAAACAGTGGAATGGGCAGGCAGCCTCCAGCGTGGCCTATCTGATCGGTGACTGGGATGGAACGACCTTTAAGCCTGACTTCACCACGCCCAAACGCCTAAACTGGGGTAGCGACTATTACGCTCAGGCGATCAGCCAGCACGAAGGCAACACCTATTGCTGGGGCTGGATGGGCAACTGGAATTATATGGAGCTTCCGCAGCAGGGCTTCGGCGGCAACCATTCCCTGATAACCCGGCTCTCTCTGGCTCAGGACGTAGATGGCTCTCTGGGCTTGCGAATGCAGTTCATGCCTGACCAGCTGAACTGCTACGCCGAGTTCACGGACGCTATCCTGTCCCTGCCCCTGTCCAGCTCTGGCACGAGCCAGTGGCAGCCTCCGGTGCAGAATATGGGCGTCTCATGGCGGCTTGATCTCCAGTTGTATCGTGATGCGCCAGACCCGTGGCCAGACGCCATCAGCATCAATTTCTGTGTCGGCCCCAAAAACCGCACAACCCTGACACTGAACCCGCAGGCCGGGACCGTCACCCTGTTACGGGCCCAGAGCGGCGGCGGCCCTCTGGATACAGCTGATACGAAGAAATGGGCGATCTGGAACGCCGATCAGGTAGCAACCCTGCCTAATCGGGCACGGTATTTCATCTCCATCATTGTTGATGTCTCCACTATCGAAATCATCATCAACGATGAGGTGTACATCTCCAGCCTGTTCTTCCCGCCAGAAGACGCATTTTCTTCAGACGTGACTGTTTCGGGAAATGGAACAGCCAGACTTCTCTACTTCAAGCAGAGTTACTGACATGAAACTTCAGCAGACTTCCGTTATTGCGGGCAAACCGTCCACCGTCACCCTGGTGGTGAAAGACGAAAACGGCAACATCATCAATGATAACTTCGATGCCCCTCCTGGCCCATCCGTCACCCTGCCCGACAATCTGGTAACGACTGCCGATCTGGCCCAGATGGTGGCTGGCACGTTACAGCTGGGAGCCAACGATCTCAGGGCTGTAGGGGTGAAATGGGCTGGCGCAATAGGTGCGCCACGTCTGGACTATGGCGGAACCGGCGGGACTGATCCGTCCCTCTATTCCCATCTACTCGGCACGAACCAGAAGGGCAATTACCTCTGCGCCAACGGCAACTCCGTGGCGCAGATTGTGGGTGAAGCCGGACCTCTCATGATTCAGCGGTTCAGTATCGCAGGCCAGAACCCGGCCACAGTATCATTTCCAGTGCCGTTCGCTGGGGATAACGTGCTGGTTTTTATCTCGACTTACGCTGAAACAATCAACGGAACCCCTCATTTCAGGTGCGTTGAGCTGCTGGAGCCAGCCACACGCTACGGTTGCCGTCTCTCCTGTTACGATCTGATTGCCCGTAACTGGGAGAATGTGAACTTCCGCATCGACTTACTGGCTATCGGCCCTGCGCCCTCTACCGTCTGATAGGAAAATCTCCATGTATTACGCCGCCATTTCTTCTGGTTCATCCTTCCCTGCCTCCGTCATCGGATGGGATTATGACCGTCAGAAAACCGTCAATAATGCTGATGGTACCCAGCAGGTCACGACAGAGCCACCACCTGCTGACCCACGCTTCACACTGATTCCTCTGCCAGACAAGGACGCTGCCTGGTGGAACAACGCTGCCCGTTGGCAGCAGAGCTGGCAGGTCGATGAAAAAGGCAGCCTAACGGCAGCCCCGCCGCCGGTTGTTCCTCTGAAGGAACAGGCTCAAACGGCGTTTCAGCAGGCACGTCAGCAGTTTACCAACCTCCAGATGATGGGACAGACATTCGGGCCACAGATGCAGGGCTATATGCGGGCACTCAACGCCATCATTAACGGAACGGACACCACTAGCACCACATTGCCCACAGCTCCGACTGATCCGACTGCTTAAGGATTTTCCGTTATGGCTCAGGCTCCTTCTGGCCCTAATGTCGGGCTGACATGGTACAGCTCTTTCAGCGGGGGCATCATGGCTCCCCTGATTGGCTATCGGTCCGACATGGAGAAATGGCACTCCGGTGCTGCTGAACTGACCAACTTTTTCGTGCATGTGCAGGGCGGTATCTCAAACCGCCCTGGTACACAGTATATCGGCACGTCAAAGGCCAATTCTTCTGGTCCGCCACCGAAACTTATCGCTTTCATCTACAACAACAGTCAGTCATATGTGCTGGAGTTTGGCGACCACTATCTCCGCTTCATCAGCAACGGGGCTTATCTTGCCAATGCTGATGGCAGCCCCTACGAGCTTGCCACGCCTTACAGCATTGCGGATGCCTTCTGGTTGCGCCATGCCCAGTCTGCTGACGTGATGACCCTGACCCATTCCAGCTATCCCGCCATGAACCTATCCCGCCGTGGGGAAGTTGACTGGACGCTTGATGTCATCTCATACAGCTCTGGCATTGATGCCCCTTCTTCACTTGCGGCCTCTGCTGTGGAAGGAAACGCCGCCAATACGGGAACGACACCGGGCGTATCAAAGGTGACGTATGAATATGCCGTCACATCCGTCTCCAATGAGAAGAACACGGAGAGCAACGCCACGCTGGCCCCATCCCAGACGGAGATGACTACCCAGACACAGACGATCACAGACCCTTTGACTGGCAAGACAAGCACAGTCACGTCCCAGGTCCCGGTCGAGGTCGGGCGGTTCGTGACGAATTACAATATCGGCTACTACACGAACTACGGGAACTATAACACGCTCTCATGGCCTGCCGTGTCTGGGGCTGATTATTACAACGTCTATCGTAGATTTGCAGGCCAGTGGGGGCTGATCGGCAACACCACGTCCCTCAGCTTTGACGATGTGAATTACGCTCCTGATACCGAGAACGGGCCGCCCGCCCATCGCAACCCCTTTGATGGCAATAACAACCCGGTTTCCGTCACCTATTTCCAGCAAAGGCGGGTCTTTGCCGGGTCTCTCGCCTATCCCCAGACGGTATGGATGAGCCGCTCGGCTAACTATACCAATTTCGACATTCACACGCCGGTCGTCTCCGATGATGCCATAACGGCTACCATTGCCAGCCAGCAGGTCAACACCATCAAGCATCTAGTGCCGATGGCGGACCTTCTGGCTTTTACCGGAACGGGCATCTGGAAGATCTCCGGCGGCCAAACTGGCACTCCCATAACACCAAGCAATTTCACCGCCATACCGCAGATGTTCGTTGGCAGCTCAGATGTCCAGCCGCTGCCCATCAATACTGACGTGCTGTTCATCGAAAACAAGGGAAGCCATATCCGTGACCTGCAATATGACTGGTACGCACAGATCTATCAGGGCAATGACCTCTCCGTCCTGGCTGACCATCTCTTCTATGGCTACACGATATCAGACTGGTCCTTTGCTCAATTCCCTTTCAACCTAATCTGGGCTGTTCGATCGGATGGCGCCATGCTCAGCATGACATATTTAAAAGAGCAAAACGTCATGGCCTGGCACCAGCACAAGACGGAGGGCGGGGCCTTCCAGTCGGTTGCAGTCGTGCCAGAGGAGAATGGATACGGGGCCATTGAAGATACGCCCTATGTCGTGGTTAAGCGCACCATTGCAGGGCGACAGAGCTACACGATAGAGCGCATCCAGTCCCGCCAGCTGGGGGCAGAGAATGATGACATTACCCGCTCATGGTTCGTGGACTGTGGCCTACGCTATGAAGGAAAGCCGACCAGCACCGTCTCAGGGCTAGGACATCTGGCGGGTGCCAGCGTGTCGGCCTGCATTGATGGCCGAGGTTTCACGGGGCTGATGGTGGGTAATGATGGCACCCTCGCCCTGCCCCGTTCCGGTAGCGTGGTTACGGTAGGACTGCCCATCCATGCACGGGCCGTCACCCTCCCGTTGGATCTAGGGAACCCACCGCAGTTTGCCCGACGCAAGCGCATCAGCAAGGTTTATGCCTCGCTCTACAACACGTCTAGCTTAAGTGTTTCCACCAATGAGGGCCAGACATTCCATGATCTGGACAATCAGGGGGCCGCTGCTGGCCCATCAGCTCCCAATCCCTACCAAAAGAAAGACACCGGCCCTACGCTCATCTCCGGCCTGACCATGCGGATAACCACGCCAAACTGGACACAGAAGGGCAGATTCATCCTCCAAACAGACCAGCCGTTGCCTGCGACCATAACGAGCATCAGTGTTGATGTGGAGTTGGGGAATTAAAGCTAATCTGTTGTTTCTTCCTCCGCCAGCCCCAGCACGGCGGCGGTGAGTAGTAGGTGTTTCATGAAAGGCTCCTAGAAGGGGATTTCTTCATCTAGGTCATCATCTAAGCTATCGGGCGGTACGCTCAAACCAGCTTTTATCAAAGCTTCATTCATAATTGCTATGACTTTTTTTCGGTCTGTAGCCTTTGTTTCGTCCCAAAGGGCCAACAGTTCAGATATTCTAGGCCAGAGAACATCAAAATTAGCCCTTTGGGGGCGTGAAAGATTTGTATCCTCATAAAAGTAAGCAGCGTGGTTTTTTACAAAATCCCACATTTCTTCTTCGTCAAAATTTGGATGGGTATCATCGTCTCGGGCTAAATTTATTGCCCGAATACCCTCGTTTACGTCCCAATAATCTTTCCATGTGAGACTTGGCGCGTTCCAATCTACTTCTGAAGCTTTGCTGATTTTCTCATTATCCGCGCGGTCAACGATGGCTCTTTCAATTACCTTCGTAATTGTTTGCTCTCTAATGCGCGCAACAAACTCCAAAGCAAACCTCATTTTGGGATCGAGCCTGATGGTTAGAGACTCTGTCTTGGGGATCTTCTTTTTTTTGCGCTCAACCGCCATCTGGCTACTCCAACTATCTTGTTGTCTTCAACACATACAAGCACAGAAAAATAATTGCAATTTTCTATTGACCGCCAAGAATCTCATGTGCGAATAATGTATTGCACATGATGTGCAGAGAAATAAAAAGGATTGCGATATGAAAGACCAATCATCCCGTCCTACCAGCACACGTATTGATGCCGATATCCACGAGTGGATTAGAAAGCGGGCGTTTGATGCTAGGCGGACATTCACCGCGGAACTGAATGTTATTTTGCGAGAAACCTACGAGCAAAAGACCGCAGCACATGCAGCATCGTAACCAGTTAACAAAAAAAGGCGTTGGAAAGCCACAAAGCCAATCCCAACGCCTCTGAACAATGAACCTCGAAAGGAACACTCTATGACTGATACTAACCTAATCCCCTTCTCTTTTGAAGGAAAATCTGTCCGCGTCATAAAACAGGGCGATGCGCCCCATTGGGTTCTAACAGACGTATGCAATGTGTTGGATATCCGTAATGCGCCAGATGCTGCAAAACGGCTGGATGACGATGAAAAGATGACTGTCGGTAATACCGATAGTCGGGCTGGAAACGGAGCGCAGACCTATACCATCATCAATGAGTCCGGCTTGTGGTCTCTCGTCCTTACAAGCCGCAAACCGGAGGCGAAGCGGTTCAAAAAGTGGCTAACCTCGGAGGTCATCCCCGCCATCCGCAAGACCGGCGGTTACATGATGGCAACCCCGGAGGAAACGCCGGAGCAGCTTGCCATGCGGGCAATGGCCGTTCTGCAAGCCACGGTTGACCGGCAGAAGGCAGAATTGGAAACCGCCATGCCCAAGGCTCTCGCCTTTGATGAACTGGCCAACCTGTCTGGCGAGCACAACCTGCGGGACAGCGCCAAGCAGTGTGGATGGCCGGAACGACGCTTCATCCAGAGGCTCATGGAACTGAAATGGCTGTATGCCAGCCCGATTACGGGACGGAAATGCGCCTATTCTGACAAGATCAAGGCCGGGTATCTATCGGTCAAGAACGTGCAGATTCATCATAACTCAGGCGAGATCGAGGGCGTAGCTCAGCCGGTCATCACGCAGAAGGGCTTGTCACGACTGAAGACCATCCTTCCCCCATTCCCGACCAATGAGAACGTCAAGTCTTCTAGAAAGAAGGAGAGCAAGGCATGAGCAAGACCAACGCTTTTACAGCCTCCACACCAGAGGATCGTCTTGAGCGACTTCTTTCCACCTGTCGCTATGTGCAGCAAAATTGGGACAACCTACTATCCGCACTCTCTGTCGTGGAAGACAGCATCCCAGACAGAGAAAACGCCGGTGTTCCTTTGGCTGGTCTCGTACGCCTGCTTATCACACATCAAAGCGAAGAATACAGCGATTTTGCCTCTGAAATCAGACGGGCAGCGGGGGACGCGGCCTGACTATTCTGAGGGTCTGTCCAAATCTGGGCATACCCTCTTCTTCCCCAGTTTGAGGAAACAGGACTAGACTGGAAGAGTGGTCCACGCCCTAGCGTAGGAAGCGGAACCTTAGCATATGCCCATTCCTACGCCAGATGAAAGTCAGCCTTCACGCCCAACGCGCGCATGATGCCAAGCAGGCTGGAAAGGCTCGGATTACCCTTTTCAGAGAGAGCCTTATAGAGCGCAGGGCGGGTAATGCCTGCTTCCTCAGCAGTAGCTGACATACCACGGGCCTTTGCAATGACAGAAAGCGCATGTGTGATGGCTTCGCTGTTTCCATCTTCCCACGCCATGTTGAGCAGTTCGATCTGCACGGCGGGGTCTTTTGCAGCTTCGACAGCATCAAATGTAGTGAGTTCTATTTTGTTGCTCATAACTGCCCCTCCAACTGCACGGCAATGGCCTTTGCCTGCTGAATATCATTGGATTGTGTCCGTTTCGTCCCGCCACCCAGCATGATCACCAACACACTCCCCTTCTGTACGAAGTAGAGACGATACCCAGGTCCATAATGAATCCGGCTTTCAGAGACACCGCCGCCGCACGGTTTTACATCCCCGAATGAACCGGCCTGCATGAGTGTGAGGCGAGCCTCGATCTTCGCTATAGCCCGCTGGTCCTTCAGTTTTGCCAGCCAGTCCCGGAACGATGATGTCTGCTTGATCTCCAACATGTGTAAACTATAGATTACATACGCCGCCTTTTCAATATCATTCCATAAAGACACACCAAAATTACAAACGCATGATGATCTGTCCGTCCTGATGATGGAAACGGACAGATCATGCGCTTCACACTCGCACTTCTTGCATCCCTAATGGGCGGCACAGCTCTCGCCGATAGCATTACCGTTCCTCCTGCCCAGCATGGGATTTTTGATGGAGGACAGCTTCCTCCATCAGCTCAGGGCATTATGACCTTTGGGGCATCTGGTGGGGTAAGCCTGAAAGCCCTTCCCTATTCCGCCCTGCCCCTTTCTGCCCCAGTTGGCACGGCTTTCTTCTGCACGGACTGTGCCAGAACGGGTCAGCCCGTTTTCTTCAATGGCAGTGCATGGGTGGATGCTTACGGGGCTGGAGTGAAAAATCCATGAGCGATCAGTACCTGACCCGTGCCGAGGGGCTGGAGATTAAACAGGATATTCGGGCGGCTGAAATGGACATTGCCGTCATCAAGGACAGGCAAGCAGCCCAACAGCAGACACTCGAACAGATCCTTTCTCAGGTCCGTCAGGGCAATTCATGGCGCTCCATGTTCATCGCCGGTGGAGCCGGTGCGGGCGGATCAATCATTGCCATCATCCTGAAAATTTTCCACATCGGAGGGTAAAACCCATGGAAGTACGGGGTATCCGCAACAACAATCCGGGCAATCTGAACTATGTCGGACAGGCCGGGGCGCATCTCGAAAAAGGCGTTCATCCACGCTTTGCCGTGTTCGCTACACCAGAAGCTGGACTGATGGCCCTGAGAGGCCAGCTACTACGCTACAATCAGCGTGATGGCATTGATACGGTGAAGGGCATCATCAGCAAATGGGCACCCCCAACTGAGAACGATACGGCCAGTTATATTGAAGGCGTGTCCCATGCCCTCGGTGTCACACCAGACCAGAAGCTCGGTCCTTTTACGCCACAGCTTATGGCGGGACTGATGCGGGCCATCATCCTCATGGAAAATGGGAAAAATCCCTATGGCCAGCTGGTCGATAAGGTGGCTGGTGTTCAGGAGGCGGCAGCATGAAGCCTCTGCACTGGCTTAGGCAGCCAACGACGTTGCAGGGTCTTTCTCTGATTATTGCAGGTCTGGCCGGTGCTGTAACGGGCGGGATTGATGCCAATCTCGCCTCCACCCTACTCATCGCCGCCGTCCCCCTTCTCCTACCTGACAACAGCACGGCTCGCACTGTGGCCTCCGCTGCCATCCCTCCGGTTGTCGAAGTTCTGGAAAAGAACGCCACAGCCGGGAAGGAACCCAGCAAACCAGGTTGACTAAACCCGGCTCTTTCATCCCTCCTAGAAAAGGAAATCACCATGTCTGACACTGACACCAATACTGCCTCTTCCGTCATTGACGGTCTGTTCTCCCTCATTGAGGGAGCAATGGGCGACAGCGAGAGCGTGAAAACCAAAACACGCCTGCATCTGGCGTCCACCATTCTCGGCGGCATCTCCGATGAAGCGGCCTCTCTTCTAGCTGACCGTTTTGATACCCCTGCCCTCTTTGCTGGCATCAGCCGTGTTGAGGGTGGGCTATCCGAAGTGGAAGGGGGCATCCATGATGTGCTGGCTGCTCTGAAGGAGAAGAAACCTGTGCTGAATGCAGCGCAGGTCAGTTCTGCAGCGTGATGTATGTCTATGCTGGTTTGGGGGTGGCGACAATCGCCGCCCTCACCCTGTTTGGCTGGGTTCTGTACCGGGCCGGACGAAACGCCGCCCGTGTTCTATCTGAACAGCAAAACGTAACTGAGGCCAATGCCCAGAACGCCACCATGGCCCGCATGAACGAGGCCTCAGCCAGTGCGCCACAGACAGATGATGAAGTGCTGGCCAAACTGCGAGATGGAAAGGAGGGCCAGTGATGAAGCAGGAAAGCCCGCTCTGGCTATACATCCCCTGCGCTCTAGTGCTGGCCTGTGGCATCGCCCTACTAGGTGGGTGCAGTGAGGTCCGCATCCGCCAGCAATGCCTCAACCTGCGGACTCCTACAGTAGAGCAGCAACAGGGTGCCTATGCAGAGATGGTGGCCCATCCTGAGCTGAAGAACGTCCGTATCCAGGCGGCTGATCTGGATTATGCCCTGCGGGAAAATGCGGCCTGCTGGGGGGAAAGCGTTCCCTGAAAACCCTATCTCACCCCTCAAAATGGGTGGGCAAGAATTGGGCAAGAAACTACGGAAAATCGTAGGAAGAAACGGGACGAAAAGGGAAAATAGGAAGCACGAATTTCCCTGATCATACCTTCCAATCTGGAAGAAAATATCTTATTTTTCAAGGAGATAATCACCAGAGGGGTGGTGGGCGCAACAGGGATTGAACCTGTGACCCCTACCATGTCAAGGTAGTGCTCTACCGCTGAGCTATGCGCCCCCGTCTGGTGTGAAATGGTATTTACCTCAGCCTATGAATTGTGGCAAGCCCTTATTGTGAAAAAAATTCAAAAACATCCATGCACTAGCACTGCACGCCCGTCTTCCGCCGTTGGAATACACCTCCCTTCATGCCGAAACCGGACACCCCTCCTCCTGTCCTCGCCTCATTCAGGGCGTAATTATCCGCAGGACTTCCTCGATATGACGGTTCTGCCTATGGCTGAGCTGGAACGCATGGAAGATCGTTTTACCGATCAGCTTCTGCAATACGCCCCCGAAAATGGCTGGAGCCTCGTACAGGCACTTTTTCCCCGCAGCTTCTGTGATGTGAATCGGGACTGGAGAGAACTAGACGCCACCATGTTTTCTCCTCCCTTGCTAGAAAAAGACCTCATCCTCAGTACAAAGGTCAGTGCGGGATATGGTGTCATTCCACGCTGCACATCGCCCGGGAAGAGCATTTACCGCTACTGCCTGCCTTTGGAAGAAGCTGGACGCCGTCTTTCGCAATATTGGGAGCCGTATCACGCAGCCCTCGAGGAGACGCAAAAAACGCTGCACGAACAATTTGGGGCTTCCATTCTACTGGATATTCATTCTATGCCACCGCTGGCACAGTCACGCCCCTGCGATATCGTGCTAGGGAACAGGCATGGAAAGACCTGCTCCAGTGAACTGATCAACACAGTCGAACAGCTGTTTACCGAAAGGGGATACCACGTTCAACGCAACACACCTTATTCAGGTGGCTACATAACGGGCAGATACGGACGTATGGATCAGAATCAGCAGAGTCTACAAGTGGAGATCAATCGCGCCTGCTATCTAAATATGCAAACGCTGCAACCCAACCGTCATTTCTCAAAATTACAACAAGACATCACGGACATTTTGTCCCAAATGGCACGCTCCCACTCTGCCCTATAATAGACAGGGCGGAAGCTGCACATAAAGCCTTATTCCCCTAGTAGGAAAGCCACTCCAGCAAGGCGGTTACTCTGCGCAACCTGCGCCACGGCCACGCCCTTCGCATTGTGGACCACGCCCTTCGCATCAATCGACCCTACGACTGTCCCCGTATTGTCATACACAACACCGGCCCGGTCGATTTCCCCGATGATTTTCCCCGTCTTGTTATTCTCTACAGCCCCTGCCGGGCTTACAGAGCCAGAAAAGGGAGCTGTAAGCTGCTTCAGCTCTCCTTTGGAAGCCGCTACACCATGCGCAGCAGCAAACCCCATAGAAGAACTACAAATCCCAAGGACCACGCCGCTCAGCAATAACGTACGTGCCATCATCGATGTTAAAGACATAACCACCTCCCTTTCCCGGCCACAATCAGAACAAACTGAAAAACCAGAAAAGCACTTTTACACAAGCAGGACGTAGAAGCACACAGGCACCTACCTACGAAAGAGAGAACAACTCTACCAGCCCTGCACTTATCCTACTCTCACATATCATGCCGGGCACAGAGTTTGTTACCATCTGGATCTCGCAGATAAGCCAAGAAATACTTACTGCCCCCAACGGTCCGCACACCTGGAGCGTCCTCTATGGCTTGGCCGCCATGCTCAATCCCGACTTTGTGCCATGCTTCCACAGCCTCAGCACTCGGCAACGAGAAGCCTAGAGTGAAACCATTAGAAACGGTAGCAGGATGACCATCAATAGGATGACCGATCATAAGCATCTGGCCATCCTTCTCGTAAAGAAGTTTACCTTTTAGCTCACCGAGGGCTTTCCCTCCGATAACCTCAAAAAGGGCATCATAAAACGCCTTGGCCCGAGCCAAATCGTTCGTTCCGAGAACAACATGCGTATACAGCATACACACTCTCCGTCCACCTAATAGACACCTCAAACAGATCTAAACATGGGGGGGATGGAAGAAGAGTTCAATGTTCTATGGAAAACTTAAAATTACGTTCCGGCCTCACAATATCAGGAAACCCTCTGTAACGAGACAAAATTGGCAACATGTAAAGGCCGCTGCTGCGCTCCAATGTTCAGCACTTCCTTTTATAAGGGGGCTCCGCATCAGATCCTACGTCATGCTCACCAAACAATCGGCTCCACGCTTTACGAAATCCGGGAGCAAAATATGGTCTGCACCTTCCCTTCAAGCCAGTCTGCAATGACGCAATAGTCCACAGGAGAACGTGCCCCCTACGTTCTCAGCACCGGCAAGGAAGCGTATATCATCATTAATGGCGGCTGTTTGAATGAAACTTTTACGCCATTACCAGTCCTATCAGTGACCGATCCCGCAAAATATTATCTTGACGCTTGCCACTATTATCAGAGAATAAATCCAAATTGATAGGTATCCAGAAATCCGAAAAAGTATGATACAAATAATTATAATTATTTTTTATTTAAAAAATTAAAATACTTATTTAGTGAATTTATTAGAAATAGAGAAACAACCATTGCAGACACTGCATTTATTATATTTGAATGAGGAAGATTTAAATATCTAACAAAACGCTCTATTATATACCCACACACAAACAATAAAGTAAAAAATATTATTAAAAACATCGAATTTCTTATTAATCGAGACATTAGAGGCCCCCTCGCAAGGAAATGCGGCCCCACCAAGGAGCCGCACATAATGGAACACAATAGAATCAACGATGATGGTGATGGTGGTGATCATGATTATGATGGTCATGATGATGAGATCTATGTTCGTGATAATAATTCCTTGCTGCATTTATAGCAGGAGCACAAAATTTATTACCAACATAATTGCCGATCGCTCCACCGATGAATGCACCCACCTTCCCACCTTCAGGGAAGGCTGCTTCACCTGCCAATTGGCCTATACCAGTAGTCACAAATTTGCATGTTTCTACGGCATCATTGTAATTGAACACATCGAAATCACCCCATCCCCCAGCGACCATGTTAATTTCACGATCAGACAGGACAGTAATCCCACGAGAGGCAACATAAGAAGCAGTCATCTTTTATAACTCCAAAGTATTTTACCTCAATTCCAAAGTAACGGAACGGGCAAAACTTTGCTTACCGGATGTACATTTAAAAAATATTGAAAATTCATCATAATGATAATTATTATCAATAAAAAATAATTTAAACATATCCATCTGAAAACAAATGATTTTTTCATATTATCTGAGAAAAAACTAACTCTACGATAGATTTATAAATAATTCCTATCTACTACTTACATAGAGGTTACAAAAACCATTGGATAATTTCTTCCACGAGAGAATTATCATGCTCACATTCCGATGTACCAAAGCATGGAAGAGCACTAGGAAGGAGACCAATCCTGCGAAAAAATACGTCCCGCCGAAAAGTTCCCTAAACGCTGTATCAATTCCCATAACATTGTATACATCTTGACAGTCGTTGATGAACGGCAGCGAACAAATGCACCTTGATTATGGAAGATAGTGGTCCCATTCACTCCTTCCCTGCTAGGCGCACTCAAAGAGGTTTATACCAGAAAAGGAACCTTCTGAACGAGTTCCTCCTCTTACGTTACCTTCACCGGACCTATATCTGGCGTTCGACTGACACGCCTCAACCATTCAGTCATCTTTTGACCAGTCTTTAGGTGCTTCCATTGTTGATGGCATCAATGACATGCCCACCATTCGCATTGGGAGCTGGCTACAGCGTAAGAATGAGGGAAGCGAAGGAGATATTCTAACTCCAGAAGATGCCAATGCCCGCTATGGCATCACGGATGTTCTCAATTTCGACAAGCCTATTTCTTCCTCGGTTGCCCAGACCCTCAATGAGGATAAACAACAGCAACTCATCAGGCAGAACACCATTCGGAACGGTCCTGGTGGTGTCATCAATCGCACATTAACAGCAGTTGCCGGTGCGGCTCCTTCCTTTCTGGACCCCATAAATTATGCTGCGGCCTTTATTCCCGGCCTAGGTGAAAGCCGCATCGCCATGGTTTTAGGCCGTGCCGCTGCCCGTGCCGAGGGCTTTGGCCTAGAGAGTGTGGCTGATGGTCTTCTCAGTGCCGAAGGGCTAAATCGCCGTGTCGGGGCAGCTTTATCCAGCAATCTTCCTGGTCGTGTGATCCAAGGTGCTAGTCAAGGTGCTGCTGGCATGGCGGCTTTGGAACCGCTTAATTTCTATCTTGATCGTGACGAACATAACGATTGGAGCATGGGGCAGGCTCTGGGGAACATCGCCTTTGGTGGTTTCATGGGCGGTTCTCTGCATGGTCTTGGCTATGCGCTCGGGAAGCGTCTGGACCGTGCAGGCACCGATGCCAAGGGGCAGGTTCTGGCTGATGGCATGTCATCAATGGCTAGCGACAGCCCTAGCAATGCCGAAAGCCTGCTAAACATCCATGAAGTACAGAAGACTAGAGAAGACCTTGACCGTGCCATGTCAGAGCATGGCGATACGCCCGACATCGGTACCGGTAGTGATGAAAATTCTTCTGCTTCTGAGGGAAACGAAGACGGTGCGCCCGAGGCACAACAATACCCTCCCCTGCGTGATAGGATATCCTCGGACCTCTCCGACATCAAAAAAAGCCATGCTGAAACGCTTGATGAGTCTGCGCTTTATGAAAAGCCAAACGATACACAAAATAATGTCGTATCTGCTGAACCAGTAAGGATCAAAAAAACTAAAAACCCTCCATCACTTTTTACTTTTCTTAACCGTTATGGCGGGGTGATTGACCAAGGTGGAGACCTAAGAGGACAAGACATCCATCGCCAGCGCATCGGGCTTATCAGACGCCGTGGGGGTATGCCGCTGGATGATGCTCGAAGCCTAGCCATTCAGCATGGCTACTTAAAGCCTGATGCCGACATAAACGACCTGATAAATGCAATGGTCGAAGAAAGCCACGGTCGGAAGGTGTTCCCCGATGGGCAGATTTTTGAAAAAGAACGTGACTTCGCTGCATTAGATGACCACTACCGTGAGATTGCCGCTGATGATGCCGATGAAGCCTCTTACAACGCTGGCATATCACTGACACCAGAAGAACATAGACACGCTATTGAAGCCATCCTCTCTGGTATTCATCCAGATGCCGCCATAGAAGAAGCGATGATGTCCCATCGTCATTCCACATGGGACCGCTATGCCGACATGATGGATGAAGGCAGGGCATTCCATATGGAGCGCATCGGCACAAAGCAGATGCTCCTTCATTCTATCGCCCGCCAGCGTCTTGGTCTTTATGCCAAACATCTTGATTCTGACATTGATAATCTCAGCCTATACGATCTGGCCGAATCAATTCTGAAACATGATAGTTCAGATGACGCCGTAGAACACGCCCTACGTCTCATCGAGAATGGCAAAGGAAAAGGCCATGATGCTTCTTCCTGGCAGGAAACTGTGCAGGAAGCCTATCAGGCAGCGCATCAGCGTCTCGATGAGCTGCAACAGGGTGCAGCCGAAGCCATCATGCGGAACCTGCATGGGTATGAAGACCATGAAGTAACGCAGAGCCGTGCAGGCCTATCTGCCCATAAAGAGGCCGCTCCCAGCCCGGAAACAGGACAGGACGTTTCCCCACTCCCAACTGGCGGCATTGAGCATCTTGATCTGTCGGCGGCTGGGAATCATCCTGATATGATTTGGCATATGCCAGCTGGCATGAAAGATACGCCAGCGTGGCCAACTATCATTGCCGATGGGAAGCATACCGTCAGGCTTAACAAGGAAGGCATAGATATTGGTGGGGGTCATGGAAGACTTCATATCGAAGCCAGACATGGAAACGAGATAAGAGCGCTTGGTTTCACCAGTGTTGATGACTTTGTTCGGCATGTTCTAGGGAACGCAACAGAAATAAGGCAGGACCGTCCCAAACGGAATAACTCCACCGGCTCTTACGTTATCGCCAATATGGGGGGGAAATACCGACGAAAAAAGCCTGCACAAAGTGGCTGTCCTCCATCTCATGAAAGAGGATGGTTATTACCGCATTGCCACGGCAGGAATGTTTGAGAGAAAATACATCGAAGGAAAATCGCTGCTTAGTGGGGACCACACCCCACCGCATCCCCACAGCAGAGATGCCGGACCCACCGGACCCATGCCTCCAAAGGCTGACGGGCATGGCCGTGATGACGGTATCCGTCACAGCGACATTCTGGATAATGGGAATCACTCTTCCCAAAGTCAAGCCATTATCGAAGCACAAACCTATTCCGACCAGATAGACCGTCAGCTTGCCGCCCTAGGAGATCAGATAAGCCCTGAAGAACTGGCAGAGGTCCAACGTGAGAAAACCTTCTCCGATGGCAATGTAGATGCCCTTACCTCCGCTGCTGCCTGCCTAACAAGGAAAGCCCCATGACCCATGAGAACCCCTGCTACAACGAGGCAGAGAAAGCCGCTGGCCGTGAAATGTCCAAGGCAGAACTTGATGAGATGTTCGGGCGGCTGGAGAAAGAAGCCGGACGCTACATGAAACAAGGCCTGTCCCCACGGGAAGCACTGGAGAAAGCCGGTGCCCGCATGGCCGATGAGGAACGTCTGGCCGGTATCATCGAGGCTAATGCCCGCAAGAAAAACCTCATCGTCCGGGCCGAACTGCGCCGCCGCATCGTAGCTAGTGATGAAGCAGCCTCTCTGGAAGGTATTCTCGCTGGGAAGCAAACTAGGGAGCGTGATGCCGCCCTCTCTGTGGATGGACTTGTCTTTCTGGTTGATGACCATACCCTCTGTCGCATCAATGGCCGACACACGCCCATTCTGAATCGCATGAGGCACAGCCCTATCCACCGGAGCATAGGAATTGAACCCGAATTGCCAATGAACAGGGATATCACTCCATTCCTCACCGGCCACCTTCCGTCAGCCCGACTTTCCATTTCCATGATCCAGCCCGCTGCTGGAGACGGATGACCAATTCGGGCACTGAGATCAGTGCTATGGTTCTCATCCAGAACGATTTTGCCGGATTCCAGAGATGCCTTTATGACAGAATCTGGGTTCACTACATGATAGGTCTTCTTACCGCCTGCGGCCTTGAATGACCCAGCAGACAGCGGCATGTAGGCTAATTCACTCACGCCACCAAGATGGCCGGGCCAGGGCATTTCTTTCAGGGTTCAAACCTTTACCCCGGAACAGGGTTTAAGGGCTGAAAAATGGGAACCCTCATATTTGCCTGCACATGGGCCTTACCATACTGGCCGCACCAATCCACCCACAATAGGCCACAGAACGCCCACAACCCTGTTTAACGTTGTTTAATTGCTGTTTAAAAAAACAGTGTGGGGATGTGAATAGCGTCACCCGCCCATGCACCGCCTGAAAAATGTCTCCAAGGTGTCCACTACCGCCTGCCTGTCTTCATGATTAAACCCTAGATAAGGACGGGCCGGGATGGTGACTGACTGTCGTTTGAACAGATCCCTGCCCATCCTGAAGACAAGAGCGGGGGCTTTCACCGGCTTAATGATCGCTCCGAACTGATGCACTGCCGCATATATGCGGTTTGAACCCCAGACAAGACTGTTTCCCTGAATGGTAGAGGTCAGCTCGTTGCGCAGGCTGCCACTCCTCTTCAGGATCGGGTCACCAGACGGCTTACCAGACGCATATAACGGATTGAGGGGAGCAAAGGGAGTGCCCTCTGGCATTACACCATCATCAATACGCTGCCTGGTACGGTCCACCATCTCCAGACCGAGAGCCGCCAGAAACTCCTGCGGTTCCTTTCCCAGCGTCTGCAGCCGGGACAATGCGCCTGAAATCTTATTTGTGGTTCCGGTGATCTTGCTTAACGCCATGGAGCTTCCTATCATTTGCAGCGTAGTGCGTGGCGACACGGTGATAAATCTACCTGCCGTAGCTGTGGCCCTTGCGGGTCACTCGGCGATATGTGGGTTCCTGGTAGGCCCACCCACGCACTATTTTTTCTCGTACAGCACGGCCTTATTTCTCAGCAGCTGGGGCAAGTCTTTTAGAGACTGCCGGATAACGCTCATGATAAAATTGGTGTCCTTCTTTCGGGTTGTTCTGACAGCAAGACGGCAGCTGTTTTACTATCAAGCAATTTCTGAATGGCTGGATGGAAATTACCTGCTTCCACTATGCCATTGGGTCGGTTCCCAGCTGCCTTATCCTCCATGTCATAGAACTGCCGCAGCTGTTTCCGATGAACGTCCCGCTGCTCGTGGGCTGGCAGAACGTAACTGAGGCCAATGCCCAGAATGCCACCATGGCCCGCATGAACGAGGCCGCTGCCAGTGCGCCACAGACAGATGATGAAGTGCTGGCCAAGCTGCGAGATGGAAAGGAGGACCAGTGA